CGGATTCAGCATAAGTGTCGCTTGCGGCCTCACCCCCTGCATTGGAAGTCCACGCAAACTTATAAACCCCCATGCCGCTATTGGGATCATAGATCATGGTTCCCGTGACAGTCCCTCTTTCTGGACCACCACTGACCATTGCACCTGTCGCTATTCCAGTGGATGCAAGAAAGAAAACTGCGATTAAAATTGTGATTAGTTTCTTCATTGGTTTATACCTCCTTGAATATCTGTTGACATAATTTGGTCATAATATTTATAGGCTTTTACTAGCTTCATTCTATCTCGATCATTTAAGGAATCCTCAAACTCCTGTTCCTCAAACCCGCCCTTTAGACCATGTAAGGGGTCAAGGGAGTTGAAAGATCTAATTTCGCCCTCCAATGATGAGTCGGGGAAAGCATAATATTCATCCATGTACTTGTTAAAGCTCTCTTCATCGCCATACCTCAAGGCACGTTTTGCGTTATAAAGTGCCGTTGATTTAGGAGTAATCCAAAAGCCTTCGCCGTGTTTGCCCCGTTTCTTTAAAAACTCTATTTTTAAAGACATAATATCATAATATGCCGCTTCAAGAGGGTCTGTCTCATAAATGAACATCTTTGAGAGAGATTCCATGTATGGTCGCCTTGGCAAATCTGCCAAAGCCTTATACTCATTCTCAAGCCCAAAGCTGCGCATTAGATGTAATATCCTGTCCCTAACAAGCCTTTTATTAAATATGTCCGGCCATAAGGTCTGTCGTGTTCCTATTTCCGCAGCAAGTTTAGTAAACGGCATTACCCCACTAGCAAGAGCATTGACAGGCGACTTTGTCATTTCAACACCGATTTCTTGCAACGTCATTCTGCCGCTAAACCACCGATCAACATATTGTGGGGCTGCGTCTAATCCGAATGTTTCTAATAAGTCCGATAATGCTCCTATCCGGTTGAATGTAATCACCTTTCCGTTTTCATCACGGCCCAATATAATATGTGGCCTTGCCGCCGTGTCATCCCCTAAATCAGCCTCTTCTTCGGGAAACATTTTATGATTCCACACCTGAAGAAAAGACCAAAGAGCTGTAGCACGAATCATAAACTTGCCAACACCGATGATTGAGAACTTGCTAGGATATGGTTTTAGCAACCCTACCGCTTTAAATGGTGCGCGAACGGTTAGCCCTAGCGTTTTCGCTCCTACTGCATAAGCCAAATGATTATCTGCCGCTGCGTTCTTGAAAAGCCGATGATATCTCTTAAAGTTAGCCTCTTTCCACGACCAGAAGGGATAAATGGTTTCTCTCAGGCTTTGACCAGCCACCCCTATTCTATCGTATGCCCCAAGCAATTCGTTTGACAGTAAATAAGCTCGATCGTTTAAATCAGCAAGGCCCATTATTTCGTCAGGCAAGGACGCTCCAAAGTTTCTAGGTCGGCCTTGCGGATCTCTTGCCATTTGTTCGGCGTATTCCAAAAAATTAGCATACCGCAATATAGCTTCCCTAAAGTCGGTAGAGAACTTGGCCGCTTTCCAATAACCCTGCCAGATTTCAACAGGCAAACGTGTTGCGGTGCCTTTGCGTTCCGTAACACGAATAAATTGTTCGAGCGTGTCTATGTCTCCTATTTCAATGGCTCGGAGTGTTGAAAGTGGTCCACCACGATCCACCCACCTAACCAGTTCTTCTGTTGGTTCACCCCTGCGCCCATAGTATTCAAACAGTTCCCTAATTGCCCGTGGTATTTTTCGAAACGCTCTCGGATTGCCAGCAAACATAGCATCTGCATCACCTGAGAGGTTGCGGATATTATATTTAGGGTATCGTCTAGGCGACACTAATTGCCATACTTTCCATCCCTTAATAGACTTGCGATACCATCCTGCTTTAGCTGGTGCGCTGTACCCTTCAAGTGTTGCAGCAAGTTCTACTGGAATAACAAATTCTCTAAATGGTCCTCCTTTAGCAAGTGCTTTACCTAAGTCTTTTTTAGTGACACCCAACTCTTCCATGCGTCCCGACCACAACTCTTCAGCCATCTTTGACGGAATGGTGTCAGCATGAAAGAATACATTGCCTTCCCGTGGGCGGTATTTATTTGTATAGCCTTTGGGGATCATGCGTGAATCTATTGTTTTCCATGTCCTGTATTCTGCCCCAAGAGTTTCCTGAAAAAAAGCCTCTCTTTCCTGCATAGCCTTAAAGATAGAGAGTGCGGAGGGAAAACCCTCATCGGCCAGTTTTTTCATTGTATTAAAATCAATTTCTCCGTATTGATCTAGTGTATGGCCCTCTTTTTTCAGTTTTGAAAACCCGATTGCCATCTTTTGCCGCCAAGGCATTGTCGGATCTAGTTCCCATATTCGTTCACTTATTGCCTTTAATTGTTGCTTATCACCTGAATCAAGCGGTTTGTGTGATCGTATTTCAGCCGCCTTACCCCTGAGTCGATTTAATTCGGACAGGTTCTTTTTTCCACCAACAATCATTTCATAGTTTTTTTCTTTAGCCGCTTGCTTTACTCTTGTTGCAATATTGTAATGATCGTCAATAGATTTAATTGTCTTTGCAACCTCAATATCGTAAAGCATTTGAGACATGACTTCCGCTTCGGTTGCAAGATAATTCCTATTGATAGACTCTAAAGTGCCTTCTTCTACTCTTCCCTTTAGCCAACCCCGACCAGTGGGCGTTTTTAGATATCTCCCACCCGTACCGTGCAAACCAAAATCTTCAATATATGACAATACTTGATGGTGCCAATAGTTAGGACGCCGCAAGCGTTCTTCGACATCAAAGTTAATATCTTTCATTGCTTGAATATAATCGGCCCTGAGCTTATCCCATATTATTTTACGCTTTATTAATGCGTCCTTTACAGTATCATTTAATTTAGTCCATTCATTGAGTTCTTCAGCCGCCTTAAGTAGCTTCTCCTTTGTCCCGAACCACGGAAATTTTGTCTTACCTTCTGCCAAATCACCAAGAAAGGAATTAATAGCGACCTGCCTAGAAAATAAGTCCATGTCCTCACGGTTTAATTTTTCTGTAATAGCTTGTAAATTACGCACGGTGGCATCAAATGTAGCCATGCGTTTCTTTGCCAACTGAATAAGGTCATTGTACGCTTGAGCGAACTCCTTGCCTTGGGCCATGTGTTCAAAAGGTCGTTGAATTTTATGTTTAGCAGTAGTATAGGCTTGCTTAATCCAACCCCTTATTGTAGTCTTTTCCGGTAAGGCCGCTTGATAATTTTGTTCACTTTCTGCGTCCGTCCACTTAAAACCGCTGGGCGTTGTACGTTCAAAAGTAATAGCCCCTGCTTCCGTAGGTGCGCCGTATGGTTTTTCTTTCCCCACTCCCAACTCAGGGTACTCGGCAAGGACTTCTTTGGGGACGGGCTTGCCTTCGGCGATGGCTTGCTTGACTATATACCTATGAACGCCTTGTTCTATGCCCTCACCACTACTTTTCCAATCTGGCATATCTTCAGGCAACACTTTTTTCCCACTTAATGTAACGTAATCTTTAGAAGCCCAATCTCTCATAAAAACAACTGTATTGCGTGATATTTCTTTTTCTGTTTTTACGGTTGAAGCATCTAGCAAATCCTCGGTATCTGCACCAATTCCACTCTTCCGCTTGCCAGACACTTGATAAATTTTTCTTTTGCCACCAGCAAGAACCTCTTGGGTAATATTCAATTCCCCAAACACTGTCTCTTCCTGAAGAGTATCTAAAATATATTTGCCAGTTTTTTTATCATACCAGGCTTTATATACAGAAACACCTTTTTCTGGCTTGCCGGTGATATGATTAAGTGACGGTTTCCCCTTAGATGGTAATTCTCCGAACCTAACATAAACCGTAGGATACAGTTTATTTCCAGAACCCAATTCGCCACCTTCAGGTAGTGGCATCCTGCTTCTTTGTGTTTCGTTGTATTCACGGCTCGTCATCTCCCACGGCTCTTTGGGGGCGGGCTTTGCTTCGGCCTCTCTAAATTTGACTATCCTGTCTCTCACTTCTAATCTTTTTTCATAATCAGGTCGGCCTAAATCTTCTTCAGCCCAATATTTCCTGCTTTCTACACGGTATTGTTCCTCTGTTAGCTTAGGAGCCACATCCACTAAGAATGTTTCTTGTGGATGAACTGGTTCTTTAGAGATAGGCTCTTTGGGGGCGGGTTTCGTTAAGGCATCATATTCCTCTTTAAGTCTCCCTAGTAAAGCCTCATCTTTTTCTATCCCCGTGACCTCTTCCCAATTATGACCCTTTTCTCGTACAAAGGTTTTAAAATCCTTCGCTGGTTTAGGCTCAACATCACGAAGCGATTGCAATGTGGAATAGATTTCACTCCGACGCTCAGGAGCGATTTCAGGATCACTTGCTTCTTCCACCAATGTCCGAACTTGATTGTCTACCTCTTTTTTTACGGTAGGCATTTCGCCTTTAGTGCGTTCATAGGCAAGAGGCATTTCCCTGTCAGGATCTAATAAATCTTCCTTAATAGAAATATCGTTCTTGATATCGTCTATTATCTGCGCAGGTCGCCTACCTATCTTGGCATAAATCTGACCTATCTTTCGAGACATTTGACGAACAGCGGCCTTGGCTATTCCAGGGGACTTTGCTCCTAATATAAATATTGATGCGCTCGTAAACTCTTCTTTCTCAGGTAATCGTCCTTCTAATGCGGCTCCGGCGGCAACTAATGAATTGATTTCAGCCATACCCTTTGTTAATTCGGCGGCTAACTTAGGCGTACCCCTTGGCAATACACCCGTCACCGCTTTGCCCGTGGTTCCCGCCACAAGACCTGTGGCATATCCTTTAGCCGTAGCATATGATGTGCCGACCAGCGTACCCCAAAAATCAGACACTGTTTCTATTTTTCCCTCATCGTATGTTTTAACAAGAAGGTGTCGCAACCCTTGATGAAATCCGATAGCCCCTGCAAATACGCCGGGGGGACCACCAAAGAACGACCCCATGAAAGCACCGCTTCCGTAAACCGGAATATCGTGAATGAAAGTACTCAAACCATAAACAAGGTCGGCACCCGAGCCCCACATTTCCCGCACTTCCGGTGGAATGTCCTGAACCTTCTGTCGGTTCATCATACCACCAATGCTGGCTTCTTCTCCCTTACGCCATGCCTGTAAAAGCGTGGGGTCCATATCAGCCACGGGAACGCTTGGGAATAATTCGCTTGAAGCAATTTCGCCAGCCCTGGCTCGCCTTTTGTCAAAATCACTCTCTGTAATTTTATTCCAAATAATACTTAAAGTAGACGGTTCCTCCGCTTGATAAATTCCCGGTGGCCGTTTAGGTTGATCGGGGGCATTAGATATATCAAGCCCTTTAAACTGATCCGTGCCTTTATCAACGGGTTTAGGTTGATCCGGCGCTTGACTTATATCAAGACCTTCAAATTGTGCGAGTGGTTGTCCCATTTACTTTTGCTTTATAGCCTTCTCAATAGCCCACAATATGTTTTTCTCTGTTAAATATTTATTAGGATCGCCTTCAGCTTGACCTTCTCTCTTTAGCCATTCAATCGCATCTTGTCTTCTTTTCGATTGCCTGGCCGGAGCCTTGGGTGGCGCCTTAGTTGCCCCTCGTCTTCTCTTACGGATGATTTCCCCTGCTTTTCGCTCAATAAAATATTTATTCGCTGTTCTTTCTGCTGCCGCTTGCGCCTTTTCTTCTTCTGAGGGCTTAAAAGCATTTACATGTTGATTTAGAATATTTTCGGGATTATTGGGATCTAGTTCTTTTAACGCCGCCTTCACGCCCTGTTCTTTTTCAACTTTTTCAATATAATCCCTAAGTCTTTCTTTGGCTTGGAAATTCCTTTCCTCTAATGATTCAAGCCCCTTAACTCCCGGCTCTTTACGCAGGGCAATCTTTAAATCGTAAAACTTAAAGGCTTCTTTTAATGCTCGATTGACTTCATCGTCCTGTCCTTTTCTTTTTCTTTTGACTTCTGCGTTTAAAGTATCGGCTTGTGATTTTGCCCGACCTTCCTTGACAGGATAATATTTTAATGACCCCTTTTCTTCCTTTTGTATATTTACCCAGTCCTCATTGTATTTATCCCAATCGGTGTTAATTTTCACTCCCTTCCTAGAAAGAGTATCTATTGATGTTCTCACAGCCCCTCGATGCGTTGCGTTTTTGGGGTGCGAAAATAAACCTCGTCTTTCTGCTTCTGCCTGAGCATACAAACCAGCATCCAGTAATTTTTGTATTCGTTGATCCCCTGCTTCCCGTTGCTCCCTTGCAGCATCATCATCCAAGGTTTTTCTTTGTCGATAATGCGGCCATATTTTACCCATCACTCGCTTTTTCTGTCGTTCATTAAGATCCTTGTTCGCCTTAACCTCTTTATCATAAGCGTCTATGTCTTTTTGTCTCGGTCGATCCCCCATTTCCTCCACTATTGAATTTCCATATTCATCAGCCTCTAAATTCTCAGCATCTACTTTTAGTTTCTCCACTATCGGGGCATGATATTCGTCAAGAATAGCCCTAGACCGGGGATCGTTGGCCATGTCTAAGGCCGTGGTAGGGCTCTTCACAGCGGTTGCCGCAATAGCCGCCTGAAGGCTTTTTACTTTCTGAGCCCGCCTTTCAAGGCTGTAATCGGCCCCTGGACCCTGAAGGGCGTCTATCTTTACATCATAAGCGTCTTGATGGTCAAAAACATCGGTGGGAGATAACGCAGACCTATGTCTGAGTAATTTCCCTGCCTTCTCAATTTCATTTTCTTCGGCGACCCCGTCCTGCGTATTAAAATGATTATAAGCGGATTTGGTAGATGATATGACTGACCGTTGCATCCACGTCTGAAGGTTGAACCGGACTTCATCGTTTGATGCCCGACGCATATAGTCGTTCATCATGCCTTCCCGACGCGCTGAGTACGCTACAAAAGCTTTAGTCGCTGCATCGCCTTCAAGGGATTTATATTCAGCGTCCAACTTCATCAAGTCCATGGAAAAGTCATAAGACAATGCAATGGCTTCTCTGTTATCCGTCCGTTTCTGTCTTTCCGCCGCCCACTTGCCCAGTGCCTTCCCAAGATCCATCAAGCCCTTGCCCAGACCCCCTCCAGCACCTCCTGTCCTTGGGACAGACATCCCCTTGGTAGGGGGCAATGGTAAATCCTGCTTTCGTTTGTACTTAGGTATCATCATTGCCATAATATATCCTACACTGTTTCTTGTGTTCCTCTTCGTGTGTACGGTTTCCTGAATCCCAACAAAGTAAACAGCCTTAACCAGAAAGACGCAACTGGGGCAAACACAACGCCGATTTGATTAATGCCATAGTAATGCTTTCCGTATGATGTCATTGGATCTATCATAACTAGCTTGACAATCGCCCTAACTGCTTTGGATTTCTTCATCAAAGGCACAAGCCTGTCTGACAGCCAGTAATACCCACGCCTGTTTCTTTTCGTCATATGCTCATCCCTGTACTTTCTGACTATTGGATGTAAGAAGCCATGACCGGCAATGAAGATAAAACAACAACTACCGGTAATGCTGCCGCCACTTGAAAACAGTTTACCCAGGAATTGCATTTTGTCGGCCCGACGCTTATGTTCCAATTCGGCTTTTGTTCTCTCAATTGTCTGCCTTTGTTGATACCCTGCCATGTTAAATCGATGTTGAATTGCAAGTCTATCCAACATGCCTTTTCTAGCAATATCAGCTATGGGTTCAGCAAAACTTTCAAGAGTTAAGCCACTGCCCGCCGCGACAGCTACCGCAGTTGATTTAACTTCCTCTACGGCTTCATCATGCCTTGCTAGGGCAAATTTCTTTGACTCCCTAATCTTTCCTATTGCTAGTCTGGGCATGTCTTTACCCTCAAACGCCATCATCCTACCTTCTTGGCGCATTGCGGTGCCCATGTTATACATCTGGATTCCAAGCCCTACGTATTGTAGAACTGCGCCTATAATCGCAGCGTATGGGTTCATGCCTTTGGAGCCGCCTCCCGAATCTACTTGCTGATACTGGTTATAGTCGCCTTGCGCTTGGCTTCTTGCCGCACCACCAGACCCCGTACCAGCCCATTGATATCCCCTCGACTGTGGTTGACCCCACGCCCCGCTTAGACCCAAATCATATTGTGAATTGTATGAATTAGCCATAATTAAAACCCCTTACTCATAAAATATTTGCAACCCTGATAAGCAAAATGGGACTGGCTCATCACTTTTAAAGAATATTGTTTGATTCATGCGCCAGCCCTGGCCAAAGTTTAATTTAATATTGCCGGTAAACCCGGATGTACCGCTTAATCCTTGATCCTGTATAGCGTCTTCAAAGTCTATTTCCGTCCAATGATACCCGTCCACGTCATGCCATCCATACTCAGCTTGCCACGTCTTATAAAAATATGGAACAAGCTGTTTAATTAAATTAGTTCTGCCAAGCCCCGGAGGTAAATCGAGTGTTTCCAGCGTAGCCGTATAAGGAAGACCAACATGGACAACACTAGCCGGAGTGGTAAGAGTTATTTCATTGACAAGGTTGTCTATCTCAACTTCCCCGATATATAGACCGTCCGCTAAGACTGCAACACTGGAACCCGATAAATGACTTAGGCCACTTATCGTAGTTGTAGCCCCCCCGTCATAGCTCAAACCACAATCCACATAAAAGAAATTCGTTGTAACCGCAGTTTCCGGCTGTTTCATGTATTCAATGAATTTGTTTGTTACCCATTCATCTTTTGGCGCATAGACCGGTAATGTTCTTTCTACCACAAACCATAATTCATCATTACCGTCTGCATTGGTTATAGATGTTACGCTTTCAAAATCTCCCTCTGTTTCCTGCTCATGCCACGCAAATATTTTTTGCTCAAAATTATAAGTCAAGCCTATTAGCTTGCCATTAGTTAAGACTATCCATAATGTGCTGGCGGGCTCTTCCTGCCAAGCTATCTGCTTTATGTCTGCGCCATCAAATAAATGTTCAGCCAATATAGACAGGTTACTTGAACGGTATCCGTCAACATCAAAGTCATACCGGAAATTCCTGACATGGGCTCCCGATCTATGGGCAAAGATCATTTGTCTGCCAATCTGAACAGGCGTGACATTGCTTGAACCGTGCGTAGTATGTTTTTTAGCCTGAATATTGGTAGGGCTGAGTGGTGCGCTGCTCGACATCGGCCCCAATGTCCATTCACCGCCTATGGTTCCTATGGCAAGCACCGGCCCTGACCTTATCCATTGAATTTCGTTTAATTCCGATGCGGCTAGGGTTACGCCTGTGGCATCATCGTCATTTGCCCCTGTGGTAAAATCCGTGTAATTACCGGCCTTGCTCATCCAAATACTATTTGGCTCATCATTAGTATTGGCAAATACAAGACGCTCTTCGTGAAAGGTTACAGTAGAAGGATAAGCATTGGCCTGCCTAAACGGATCGCTCGTAAATTCTGCCGCGCCTGATATTTCCGCTAATGCCCAGGAAGCATGGCCTGATCTTGTGAGTTTCTGCACATCATAGTCAGGGTGGGCAAAATAAATAACGTCAATGGACTGAGCGTAATGAATGTCAAACAAGTCTTCCGATTGAAAAGGAGTGGTAATGATTAGCGGCGTACCACCATCAAACCCGCCTCCCGTCAGTTCGTTGGGGTATTGCCTATCGTGAGGCGAAAATGTGCCCGTCCATCTTGCTATGTTCTTGGATAGCCTGAACTCATCTATGAATACATGAAATGAACCGGCGATTGCGCCATAATCTCCACCAACAGGGTCAGTGTCCGTATCAGTAATAAAAAGCGGGTCGCTCATGTCCTCCCATGTGATTGCATAACTTTCAAGAACATGCAGCTCTTCTCCATCAAGCATGAGCGCCCAATCGTCAGCATTACCGTTATAGCCCCGAATAATCGCCACATGATACCATTGATTATCCTCAAGGGTAAGATCTCCTCTTAAGGTTATTGTGGTAACACCATTATCCTGTATTTCAAAATATAATTGGTTTTCATACCAGAAACAGGATACCCAGTCATCATTAGTCGTATCGTATTGCTGAAACAACGGCACTAAATCGTTCGTAGGCGAAATAGCGCCATATGCTGAAAACCAGAAATCAATAGTAAATTCCTGTGTACCCTGAAACCAATCATTATGATCCCTCAAATACAGTCCACCACCATCGGCATTGTTTCGATCAGTATGAAGAAAACCGGAACCAAATACAGGTCTATTATTCCATGGCGTGAAAGACTTAGTAGATGTTCTGTCCCGGCACGAAACACCGGATGTGTGATCGGTTGTGCCACTGTCTACAACACTCTGCGATTCATGCCCATCATTAAAATGCAATAAAAGCGTGGTATATTCATCTGCACTGCCAACTAAGCCCTGGTCATAAAAGAATCTCATATATTCGTGGCCCATCTCAACTATATAGCCCAAAGTGTCCGTAATCTGCATAGAAATAAGACGAACCGCCGCAGTCGCACCGCTAGGCTCTGCTACATAGTATGTTCCGGGACGCTTATATGCTCCGCCATGAGGATATATTATAAGGTTGGTAAGCTCTCGCGCACCGTCAAAATACTTCTCAAAATCAACTCTTGTGTCCAGCTTACGGGTTAGCTCACCAGTAGTGAAATTACTGTAAAGATGGGGTGCCAGCTCTTTTGCAACCAACCAGCTTAGAGGGAGGAAAATAGAGATTAAACAGATTAATAATAGGTAGCTGCGCCTTTTTGCCATCCGATGTCCTCCGATGGGGCCACCTTATGCCCTTTCGATTTAATCTTTTTTGCCATAGCATTTCGCATATAAGCTCTGCGTAGAATGATATCAAACTCAAGCAAAAGGTCGGCTTTTTTAATAGTTGTTTCAAGGCTAGAGGCTAATTCATAAGCAAGTCGCAGGGCGAAGCATTCTATAAACAATGGATGAAATTTTGCAACATCCGTAACTTGTTGAATATACACACCTTCCAAGTCATCAAGGTCACACAGTAAATGACCTTGCTCCTGTGTCCATAAGGCAGCGGGTGTGCTTATAATGTCCCAAAAGGTAAGGCACTCCGAAGGCAAAGCATACATATAACCATAGACAGATAACGGACAAAGACGAACGTACCCGCCTGACGTGTACGCGGAATAAGCAGAACCATCCACAGTTGTAACCCTATCCTGCTTATAAAGGCTGATCGTGTTTGTTGCCGCAGCCCCTACGACGAATATTGTAATGTTAATATCCGTCATACCGCTAACATTCCATACATACACGGTGTCGCCCACGGAATAAGGATGTGCTGTAACCGTTAATACTACGGGGTCTGCCTGTGTCGCACCTGAAATATCATAGATAATATTATCTACATCGAAATTGATTCGTCTTATGGCAAAATTCCACGGATGAGAAGAAAGCAGAAAATCTCTCGTAGGCTCGTACAATTCCAATAACCGTCTTTCCGCGTCCTGGTCTGCCGTTCCTGTGGTGGGATCAAAATCGACTGGCTTATGTGCTATCTTTGCAAGAGCATAATCACACAACCCTGCGTTCGTTGTCACTGCCATGTTCCGGCTCCTTTAACTCACCAGTAGCTAACATCTGAGCTTCGCGTTCCTCAATGGCTAACATAAGTTTCCGCGTTCCATACCTCCAATGATAGATGGCCCCGATTTCTTTTGCCCGCTCGATCAGCTTCTTTCTTTCTTCTTCAGGGTCAGGTGCGCCTTCCATGGTATCGTAGAAAACATTTTGTAACTGAAAATCAGTCCAATCCGTGTTTACTTCGACGCCTTCCGCAATCAATCGCTCAAAAAGGATGTCCCGAATTGATTTCATTACATCATGAGGGCCTAATTCCACAAAATGATGATTAGGGCATTCATGGGCAACAACCGGATCACCGAACTTAAAGCGTGCATTGTTCCAGTAACATTCCCGAATACATAGATAATTCTTTGGTATTTTTTTCTTTGTTGAAGCAACCATAATTTTATCCCCCTTAATATGTTATTGGTTGTGAATAAATGTCTTTCCCATCCGTATACTTCATAACGGCCTCACGGTCAGGATCGTATTTCCAGGCAAAACGAATCCATCTTTCCATTACATCCCGACACATCATGTCTGGCTGGTTTTCAATGTCGTCTGAACCAAGATCAATATTTTCAAAAACCAATCGCTCCCATTCCTTTGCGTCGGCTGGCTGTTTGTATCCAGTAGACGGCCCTAGCTTGATTTCAAACTCTGTGCAATATCGCTTTAAGATAACAGGACACTCAGGATCAATCCATTCGTCTACCGCTTTTCTTACTGTTCTTTTACATGCCTGTCCCTGCTCTTCGCTATCGTTGTAAAAATACCCGCCATAGAGCCCTATCACATAATCTCTTACCTCTATCCCGCATTTAGATGCCAGGTTAAGGTCTTTCTGCATGTAATATAGCTGAAAAAGGTTCTCTATGGTGCGCGGTCTAACCACGACCTTCCAGCAATTAAGACAACGGGACGGTATAAAACCAAGATTGTCAAAGAGCAGGTGATAAACGTGGCACATTTTTTCCATGTCCTGCCTGACATGTATCCACGGGGTATTATGATCTATTGCCTTAAATAATCTGGTTATTTTGTGTGTTTCTGAGCTAATCCTTAAATGTGAGTCAAGCTCTTTTCTGAATTTATTTACAAGGTTCCACTTGACTGTGTTCGCAAAAAAGTCCTTAACAGCTCGAATATCTTTTCCCATTCATTTCTCCCTTTATGAGATTAAGGAGGGGGCGGGGCAATACCCCCTCCTAGACCATTCTTCTCATACTACTGGTTATAGGTTAAACATCAGCAACGATTTGCGTATCAATCCCGCCCAAGATAAGGCCGGAATCAAACGTACCTGCCGTCAAAGCGCCGCCAGAGACTTCATATATTACCCTGACATACCGGGCGTAAGTTCTCTGCGGTATGGACATGGCTGATCTCCACCCAGACGCTTGAACTGTCGGAATAGTGACCCTGGCGATTTCGGTGCCAGCCGACTTCATGGAAACAGCGGTATGGGTTTTCAGGCAAGCAAGGATAGCGGCAGACGCTCCGGTCATGGTAGTCTGAACTCCGACATACCATGTCAGATTAGTGCCGCCACCCAAATCATTGACCAAAGAGGTTCCCCATCCGTCCGTCCCAGCCGCGCCAAGATCAAGCACGTCCGTAGACAGATTTTTATTACCGCTAGACTTGGATGACAAACTTTGATTGTCAGAAAATTCAACTACATTGTCTAATACTGCCATTTTGGGATACCTCCTTTCTTATGAGATTGCGTCTTCAGTTATGAGGATCTGGTCAAGTTTATACACCGGGTGTCCATTGAACCGCGTAATCATGTAGCCCGAAAGTTCCTCGCCGCTGGCGGGGGTATAATTGACGTTATTCTTATCCTTGCTGGCAATCTGCATTTGACTGGCCACGGTGTCATTGACATAAATCCATTTCGGGCCAATCGGCATACGATTGAGCAATATGATAAGATAGTCCTCGTTAAAGATGTTTGACGTGGCATTATACGCGGTTTCAATGTTGGCTAATCGCGCAATGGCCCTATCATCCTTTACCACAAGACCACACTTTGCTACAAAATGGTCCCGATATGCCTCGTACTGGCTTGTGTTCGCCCTGACTGTGGTAGCATCGGAAATCGTCACAATCCCTTTATCCTCATGCTTTATACCAGCTGTACTATTCCGTGGATAGACCATGAACGCACGACCTACTCCCCACATAACGACATAAACACTGGTCGTATCAGAGCCAGTCCCACCACAACCAAGCACATTCCCACTCGTAGAGAGTGAGGGCATTCTGGTTGCAAAACCGTTAAACTCCTCCGGGGCAGTGGCAGTAGTACCATAAAGCAGCGTAGCAATTATTTCCTTTCTCATGCCCTCGATATGGGCTTGGGCCTCTTGCATTCTGGCCGCTTTTTTGTCTTTAAAGGCGTTGATAACTTCTACGTCTGTCTCACAGTAATCCTCACATATCCCGATGGTGTCCGTAACGGGCGTAGTTCTTGACGCCGTTACCGCAACACCGCTATTGACTTTACGCCACGTCGGTGTCGGCTCACTCAATCGCCTAGCCTCTCTATGGGAAAATACGTTATTCGCCTCAAAATAAGGAGCATGATTGAGAATCGGATTTTCCTCAGAAAGCACTTCGGCAATACGGAGCGAGCTTCCGTCAGGCGCAAGTCTCTTGGCCACTTCAGCAAATGAAAGCTGACTATGAGTGTCTAATGTAGCCATAAACAATTACCTCCGTTGTCTATTCCATCCCCGGTGTATTGGGGAAAGACAACTCGGTACGCCCAAACTGATCCTTTGAAAATTGTCCTCTTGCACCGGCACCAGCTTCGATACCTAAAACGGTATCCTCTGAAACAGCATCGGCAATCGCGCCTAACGCAATCATCGCCTTGGCATCATTGCGGAAATCTGCGGTTTTCAGGTATTCCTCATAATCAGCGCTGTCTAAATCGGCTAACTCAGCGCCTTTCCCAAGAACACGCAATGCGCTAATTACTTTCGCATCGTAATTTTCGCCCCAGGCCTTTTTCATCATCTCCTGATTTGTTGCCCGTTCCGCGTCCGCAGCATCAAAGATTTTCTTCTCATCAACCATGTACGCATCAAGCAACGCTTTCAGGAAACCCTTTGCCTGGTTTTGTGTCATGCCAAGGTCAAACGCTGTTTGCCGGAGTGGAGCAGGATCAATGTCAAGACTGGTGGGTACTTCCAAATCTGCTAAATCGTACCCATCGGCCTGTTCGGGTCTTCCGAGTTTAGTAAAAAAACCATCTAAATCTTCCTTTGTGGCATTCTCCCCAGGTACTTTGATGGTTCCTTCCAGTTTTCCCTCAGAATCCAGAAACGCCTTGCTTACATCGCCTATTGTGGCGAATTGGCTCAGTCCTTCATGGCCCTTCAGGTCATCTGGTAGTTGCGCCATCCACGCGGGTGCGCCATCCCCACCGGGATCGGCAGGGGGTTGAGGGTCAACGATTGGATCTTCCGTTCCGGGATCGCCGGGCAGGTTGTCTATTGCTTCTGTCATGGTGATGTACCTCCTTTGAGTTTCGGGGCAATAAAAAAGGCGACACGGATATACGGCTCCGTATCGCCTTTAATATTCTTTGTCGCTGCCTTCAGATTGGCCGACCTTCAGGCAGAACCCCGATTAATTAGCTTTTAGATATTGCCATTCTCCTAATATTCATTTAGCTTGATCCATAGTGCCTTTTTATCGGGCAATCGGATTAATGTGGGTTTTTTGGTAATCGGATTTTCAACCACTTTATAATTACCCTTAATCCCAAATTTTTCTTTTGGCAACTCTTTCATTTCTTTTTTCCTTTTTTGTCGTGCTTCCTAGCACGATAGGCGGCATAAGCTCTTTCTCACCGCTCTTTAGTTTTAAATTTTGCTTTTCCTGACCCTAATCGCCACGTTCCGTCAGAGTTCTTAAGACATGGCATTGCCTTTACCTCCGCCTAACTCAATGATTTCCTTGCCAACATTATTTCTGATCCGGTCTTCTTCGGTTTCCAACATACTGAAAAACTTACAACGTTTCAATATATCATTTAATACTACGTTCCCCTCCGTTGTACTAAAAACATTCCTGTAATACTTTTTTATCATTTCAAAAGCATCTTCATCGTCATATGTCACACCACGCCAAACAACAGGCTTTTTTTCCTGCTTAGACGCTGGCACCGGCTTCTTCCTCCAGCAAACCTGATACCTTGCCACCTAACGCTTTATCAGCCATGGCGAGCTTCTTCGCAGTCTCAGCGCCTTCTGCCATTCTCTCTTGCTCTTCCATTTCTCTCTGGGCCTGCATCCTAGCGAAACGTATTTTCGCCACATCTTCTTGTGAATTAATAGCATCCTGATCCCAACCAACCATTCGCAATATACCCCTAACGGTCTGATCGCTATTTATAACGTCCAGCACTTCCGGACCGAATAGCTGGGCTGCCATGGCTAATTGCTCCATGCCAGCATTGTATCCCTGCATTTGAAACAGCTTCTTTTGCGCTTGAGCAAGTGGTCCCAACATTTCTATTTTAATCTGACCGCCTTGATCCATTAAAATGTCCGGTACGGGCGGAATACGACCAGCTTCCATGTCAATCTGATACACCCTATCAAAGATAGGATAGATATGTTCCTTGTAGAATCGTGCCAAGGGCCGTCCTAGAACCGCTGCTTTTTCTCCCTGTAATTCAATTATTTCCGTTGCAGTCCGTGGCTGCACGCTCTCCCGTTGGGCCAACAAAGTAAAAAACTCTACTTTAAAATGCCTTTCTATCACACCTTCTATCCGCTGCATTACTTCAAGGGTGACGGGAAATTGCGTGACGGCATGAATAGGAGTAATCTTAGCCGCTGGATCGGAATACCAGTTAAGACCATGAGGCGTTAAATCAACCTGGCCCTCCATTTCTCCAGGTGCGTTCATGGGGGGTTCTACAGACCTTTGAGCCGCCCCCAATACACTTCTTTGAATTACGTTGTCTTGCATAATCTCTACAAGGGCGTCTTCTGCCGGACCTCTGCCATAAGGTGTAGAACCTTTCTTATATCGCCAAATATGATAGGGATTCAGGTTATAACCTTTCTCCTGCACCTTTTTCTTTTCCGTTTCACATATCCACACAGAAGCAAAGGGCATATTCTTAGAGCCAAGTTTTCCAGGTTTAACATCTTCCCTTGGATATACAGCATGAATAAAATCGTATTCCTCTAATGGCGAAGATTTAGCAATATTGACTATAGTTTGGGGTAAAACTTTTTCTCCAAATTTTTCAACGGCTATTCCGGCCTTGATTTTACATTTCCTGAACACGCTGTCCACGGCACCATACTTGTTTTCAGAGAATAGCAGCTCTCCAGGATGATATGTATGAAAGATAATCTCCCCGGTTTCCTTTACTTCCTCGCTGAAAATATTAGCAAAACCCAAAGCACCGGCATGTTCAAACGTGGTAGACATGGCATCGTAGAAATTAGTCTGATTAAACCGCCATCTAAAATGCTCTGTCAAGTCCTGTGTCCATTTTCTGATTTCAGGAATTTCGTTCTGAATATCCTGTGACATTTGAAAAACAAACCAGTTAATAGACGGGGCCACAAGGTATCCGAACATGCCATCAGCAAATAATTGTAGCTGCGAAATACCAAATCCCCCATAACGCCCGGCGCTCTCTCCAGTTCCCGGCTTACTTTGTCTCAGGAAATCTTCCAGCCCTGGAAGTATAAGGTCTATAATATTCTGAAAAACCGATTCGCGCGGTTGCCGAGCCTCTTTCAACTGGTCGGTTGTTTTTATGATTTTATCCGCAAGCGTTAGGCCGTCTTGAACAAGCATATCATCCTCCTAACGTCCTTTTTAGGGATGATGGTATACTAGCATATTCCCCTGAAGTTTTTGTTGATTGCCGTCCCTGCCTTGCTCTTACGCGAGCAATTTCTTTCTGGCGCTCTTCCTCGGCTCTTGGATCGTTTGGTTCCGGCGATTCAGGCATTTCAACCAT